AATTTAAAAAATTATTTCTAGCTTGTTCGGCCTGTTTTGCTAGTTCTATATCTTTTATACACCAAGTTCTAAATTTATCATATCCAACTGGTAACCCATCATAAGTTTTTCTAGTTGTTATAGTTCCTATGCCAGATTGTATTCTTTGAATTACTTTTTCTGCTATTTCATAATCTATTTCATTACCAATAGATAATCCAGCTTCTACTTTAAGTTGCCTAACTCTTTCTATTGAAACACCCCATTCTTTAGACCATTCCTTAAGTAATTTATTAGGGCTTTCTAAAAATAGAGTTTTTGCCTCCTCCACACTAGGTGCTCTCTTATTAGGCATGATTTACACGAAAAAAGATTTCCTATATGGAGATAGTAATGTTCTATCAGAACCACTTAATGGTGCTACAGATAATGCATCTAATCCTATAGAATAGCTTGCTGAATAATCACCAATTCTTTCATTGGTAGATAAGTTAAAATTACCTGCTGTTCCATCAGTTGTATTTTGGTCAGTTATAGCACTAGGTTCTTGTTGTGACGAAACTACTAATACTGACTCTAATAATCTTGCGGCAGCTCTTGCAGAAACCATTTTAAATACTGTAGGTAAATCAGTAGATAATCCACCACCATGAGCTGTGTATCCAGCATTATAAGTTACTACAATGTTTCTTTCTCTAGCGTAAGACCACCTAATACCTATTCTGCGAAGTCTTCCATTAGGATAGAATACATAATCAGCACTAGAGCCCTCTGTCAATGTAAAATCATCTTCTACTACCGAGGTAATAGACCTGACAGGAACATGTGTTAAAAAGATTTCTTTAGTTTGGTCACCTGTAAATGTTTCAGTGTGTTCTTTATATTCAACATCATATCCAACAAATTGAACAATAGCTTCATCTACAAAAGGTATTAAATTATTTGTTAAATGTGTCTCTAAATCAGTATCAAAATCAATACGAGTATAAGCCTCCACATCGGCTGCGGTTGAGAAAGCCATTTAGACCTCCTTACTTATCTTCGGTATCGAAATCTTTAAATGATTTATCTTCTACTTTTGATTTTTTAACTGCTTTGGTTGCTGGTTTTTTAGCTGCTTTTTTCTTAGCAGGCTTAACTTTTTTACCCCAACCTTGCTCTTTGAGCCAGTCAGTTGGATATTCTTTACCAGCTTTAGCAATTAGGTCAGCTTGTGAAGTTGGCACATCTACTGGGTCACCTTCCCATAGCTTTCCATCAGGTAGCTTATAAATATTTTTTTCTGGAATTGTATACATAATTAAATCCTAACTTATTAATCAAAAAATAATGGTATTAGAAAAGCCCTCCGAAGAGGGCTCTTCTCACTATCGTCTAAATCAAACCTAGAAGTTTGTTATAGAACAGAAAGCTGTTGGTCTGTAAACGACAAATCCCATTCTCATTGTCAATCTGATTGCCAATTGATTCTTCGCAAAGAAGTCACTATGGCTGTCAGATACAGCAAGGTCAATACCTTGTCGCATGACAATTTGAGCAGCATCGCCACCACCGAATTTACCTACTAATGCAGTACCTTCAGCGATTGCTGTGCTTGGAACGACTTTAAGACCCCATAGTCTAGCGGCTACATCGCCACCGAAGCCACCTGCGGCTACAATTAATGGGTTCTTAGAAGCAAGACCTGCGGATGCATCTCCTGCTTGGTCGGTTACAGCAGTAACAATTTGATACCAGTCACTTGGGTGCATAACAACTGAATCAGGTTCAACGAAAGCGTCTTTTCTGATTTCTGTTATTGCTTGATAAATTTGTCCAAGTCTGTTTAATTCTCCAGAATATGAAGAATAGTCAAATGTGTTAATACCAGATTTTTGTAATACACCAGTCAAGTTTGGAGCAGTACCATTACCATTTAGTAATTGGTTGTCCATTCTCAATCTCATCATTGTGGTGAGACGAGAGTTGACATATCCTTGAATACCTGAGACATCAGCTAACAACTCATCTGTCACTGGTAAGAAAGTAGCAATCTTGCGAATGCTTTCTGTTCTTTCAGTGAAAGCCAATGCACCTTCATTTGCAGAGGAGATGTCTCCTGATTCTGCAATTTCACCTGCATTGTTTGTGAAAGTTGTCTCTTCAAGATATACATATGCGTTTTGGTTTGTTGTGATTTGGTCAAACAATCCAATAACAGCATTAGGGTCTCTTAAAGCTGTCTCTAATATTCCAGGTGCTCTAAGGCTCTCTGGTGGATAACCTGTGGTATTAAGTGTTGTTTTAAATTCTGCTTGAGAGTCAACGCCTTTGACACCATTGCTTAAGTATGATTTATAAGCATCAGTGTTTGTGAATTGCTCACCAATTGTTTTAATACCTGCTTGTGGTTCAGCAACTGGCAATTCGTTAACAGCATCGCCATCAACTTCCATTGCTTTTTCATTAGCAGCTTTTGATTCTTCAATCTTAAGCTCATCTAATGATGTTGCTAATTCCTCATTAAGACCTTTAATTTTATTTTTTTGGTCTGATGAGTACTTACCATCTTCAGCAGGAGCATCAAAAACAGATTTGAGTTCTTCACGAGACTTAGCAATATTTTCTCTAAGCTCTTCTACTTTACTCACTGTAAATTATCTCCTATTAGATTACTTATACTTCGTTGTCGGTAGCTTCTACATCAATAGCTTCAGCTATTAATCTTTGGCTCTCTATCCACACATCATCTTCCAAGTCATCACTGTCAACTGATTCGGTGTTATCTACTGGAACTTCTTCAGTAACTATTTCTTCTACTTCATCAGAATCTTCAGGGTTCTCTGTATCTTCTTCTGGTTCGACAGCTACTTCTTCAGTATCGACTGTATCTGTTGGTTCTTCAACAACATCTACAGGCTCTTCAGCTTGTTCTTCCTCTAAGTCAACATTTAATGCTTCTTCGGTTCCAACCTCAGAGATAAATGAATCTATTTCAGTCCATGCATCTATAAGGTCTTCCTGAACTGCCCTTAAAGCCTCAGTTGCCTTGGTTCCTATTTTTCTCCCATCCTTGGCACGCAACATCGCAATGGCGTTAGCTCGTGTCATTAAGTTATTCAATGCGGCAAGCACATCTTTAACTTCTTCTGAGAAAGATTTTTTTTCTTCCTCTGAAACTTCATCAATGTCAGCAGATTTTTTCATTTCTTTTGCACATTTACCTGTTTTGTCATAATCACAGGAACCATATCCCTTGCTACAACAATCACAGTGTTCTGCATTTGCATCATGAGCAACAACTTCTACTGCTGGTTTTTCTTCTGGCTCTTTTTCTATAAAAGAATCTGAACTTAAAGTATCTTTTGTAAGTTCTTCTAATAATTCCTTATTAGATTTAATAGCCATTGTGTATGTATCTTGGTTTGCACCTACAAGTACAGGTGATACCTCATATACTGATAAATCTTTTAAGTATCTAGCATCAACTTCTTTATCATTACTTTTAAACTTTCCTCTTTCGCTATCGTTAACTCTGTAACCAAATGACCATTGTTGTAAGTCACCCATAGCTTTTACTAAGTTATATGCTTCTTTGCCAGACTCAGTATCCATAAAAAATGAACCTTCAAATGTAGCTTTATCGCCATCTTGTTTGATTTCACCTTTACCTATTGGCATATCCCATTTATGAGCCCATACCATTGGAACTGAACCTGATTTAAATCCTGATTTGATAGCTTCTGGAACGACAACATCGCCATCGCTATCTAATGTATTGAAGACTGAGAATACAGCAGAAACTTTTCCTTCTTCTTCTGCTTTAAATTCTAAGTCAATATTTTTAATTTCACTCACGAGTGCATCTCCTATATAAACTGTTAACAGATTTATTTAGGTGCATATAGTATAAACATTAACAAATGTCTTTAAAATGCGTGGTATTTATCTTAAGGTGTGTTTGGGTTCTCTACTTCATTATTTACTTCAGCCATCTGTTTTTTAGATGAGAGTGGATGACTTGAAGGCAATAAATCAGTATCGTATGGCTTTCTCTTAAACTTCTCATTTTTCAAAGCATACAAGAACCCATTAACTCGTGCTAATCCCCATTGTTCTTCAGAATTAACACTTGGTCTTACTGAACTAGGGTTAGTTCTATAAGCACCTACACCCCTATTAAAAACTGATACTAACATTCTCTTTGTTGCTTTATATTTTGGATTACTAGAATTATGGTCTTCGACTTTTTTATCTAGTGCTTTAGAGATTGCAGTAGTAACAGCTTTAGAACTTACTTCATCAGCAATTTTCATTGCTAATTCTCTAGCTTCTTTTCTTCTAGCATTAACAACTTTTTTCTGGTCGTTAATTACTTTCTTCATAGCAGGAACACCCATGTTCAAAACACCACCCCACTTAATTGCGGCAACAACACCAGCTAATCTGTTATTGTTTTGATGTCTTCCCATAAAGCGTTCTCTTCTACGAACCCAGCTAAGTACTGATTCACTTCTATCACCAGATTTATATTTAGACCATCTAGCAAATGCATCATTACCTGTAAATGAGGTTGGTGGGTTTCCACCATTACCACCTCTTCTCCATATTTCTGGGTAATCTTCTTTCAAACTTTTAGCGTATCCAAAAGGAAATTGTTTGTATTTAGAATTAGAAAGAGAAATTTGTTGGTCATCACCAGGGCTTGGAAAATTTGTCCTATCTTTCATTGGTTTTTCCTTTTTAATATTTTCTGGCTCTGTCTCGAATATTTGCTCCATAAGTACTTCAGCTTCCTCTACGCTAACTTTTAACTCTTCTACAATACCATCTATGTATGATTTTTTTGTTCTTTCAAAACTCTCGTGAGAACTACAAGGCATGTAGTAAGTCATATCTTCTATTTTGTGTGTATGAAAACCTGAACAACCAATTTGTTCTGCTCTTCTTTCAGCAGCTTCCTGTGTTGTAAACATCCACATATTTCTTGATGGTGTAAATGTAACAGCTTGTCTTGTGGTTTCAGGAACTGCATCTACAGTATCCATTTTTGCATCAAATAATTCTCTTAATAATTTAGCTTCGTAGCTAGCTTCACTACTAGCAGCTTCAACTAATTGTCCAGCTTGTGGGTCGTTGTTTCTAGTATTTTCTTGTTCTTCTGTAGGTTGTGGTGCTTCACCATCTACAGGAACTTGTAACATATTCATTGGTCTTAAATAAACATTATGCTTTTCATCAACTTCTAAGCCAACTACTTTTCTAGCTTCGCCTATAGTTATCCAACCACCAGCTACACCCATGTTAACTCTTTTATATAAGTCATCCATGTCTGTTTGTAAAGCTCTTACATTTTGAATGTCGTAATCACAAGTTTGACCAGTATCTCCAAAATCAGGAATAAGTAATTGATGTGTTAATTCATTAGCAACTGTTTTCCATAATGGAACTAATCTCTGCTCAGTAAAGAACTCTCTTAGTTCAGCAGTATTGTTATATGTCGCTGCGTCCAAACCAGCTCCGAGTCCAGCGAGAATTGCTGGGACACCTAAAACAGCAGAAACTCTTTCTTCTGGAAGTTTTCTTAATTCAGTTAACTTCATTTGGTCAGGAGAAAAAGAAACAACTTCAACATTCATTGAGCCAGATAACACCATTGGTGCACCTCTGTTTTTACCACCAAACTTTTGTTTGTAAAGTTCAGCAATAGCTTCTGCTTCTTCTCTAGTAGGTCCACCCATTGCATCATTTCTTGGAGAGAGAACTACGCCTGGAACAGCTAAGTTTGTTAATAATGCAGTGGTGTATTGACCTGCTGCTTCATCACCTAATAATTCACGCAGAATAGATTTAAGTGGTGCATGACCTCTTCTGTGGTCATTTGGGTCAATACCTTGTCTAATATGAATAATATCTTTAGGGTCAATTTTTACAGGCTCACCAGATGTTGCATTTTTTTGTGACGCATAATATTCGTAATGTGTAATTAATTTAGAAGTATTACCTCTTACATCTACAAGTCCTGGCATTAAAGGAACAAGTGCAACTACTTTACCATTTGCATTTCTGTTTTTAAAAATAAAAGCATCACCATGAGCATTTAAAGATAAAACAATGTAGTGTGACAAAAGACTTGATGACATAAATTCATTAGGTCTTCTATATAGTTCAGTAACTGGGTGTTTATAATCTACTTCTCTGTCACCAAATACTTGGTCTCTTTTTACAATTTGTAATGCTGGTTCAGCGAAAGAGGTAGCAAGTACATTTAAACATGCAACCACAGCGGAGTTTGCTGTACCATCACCAATTTCTTTTAATTCTGCTGTTTCCCAAAAGCCTGCTGTTGTGTTATATCCATAAACTGAACTATCTCTACTTGATGCAAGGCTTTGATTGTAACTAGCCATTTTCCTAAGCGATGCTTCGCTTGGTCTATTTAAGTATTCCGTTGCTCTTTGTAAAAAACTTTTATTCTCTGCCATTAATATGCCTGCCAGCTTCTCCTCTGAACTAATGCCTGTACACCCAATACTAAAGCATCAACGATGTCATCGTTTCTACCTACAGGAAAGGTCATAAGTTCTCTCTCTAAATCTTCTAACCACGATGCATTAGAACGAAATAACACATCGCCTGCCTCCATCCTAGCCGATAAAGGCATAGCCTGTGTTATTTTATCTTTGCTAGCATCCATTTCTCTAACTCTCATACCTCTACGCTGTGCTTCTTG